TTGGAATATTTACGCTTACCCACCCAGCGTAATCACCGCAAATTCCGTGATTGTGGTTCCGGCAGATCCCTACATCACGCCCAGCAATAATGTGCAGATCATTCCACCGCTTGCCAATTTTCGTGTGCTCATGACGGTTCCTCTTCTGGACAATCAGGGAAATTTGAATGGCATTGAGGACACCATCGTTGCGGTATTTAATCTGCTGAACACATCGGCCATTGTCATGAATGTAGGCACAGTAAGCGCACCATCAATTTTATCGGCAGCTTCGGGAGATCTACTCACGGCCGATATTTCCGTCTCAATACTAACCAGCTGGTCATAAGGAGATAACCATGAGCGATACCAAAGCAGAGGATTTGGCTTTTCTGATAAAGACCGGTCAAGTCAAAGACACAGAAACCAAAGCACCAACCAACAAGAAGGATGAGGAATAAACAATGGCAATTTACTTAAATAACAATGTTGGCGTTAAACTTGCCACCGCTGCTGCGCCAACAGTGCCAAGCATTGACATTTCAAGTTATGTAACCGCAGTAACTTTAACGCAGATCGTGGATGAAATCGAAGTCACAGCAATGGGAGATTCTGCTCATAAATTTGCGGCTGGGTTACAAGCTGCAACTTTGAGCATCGACTTTCTGAATGATTGGGCCGCGAGCCAAGTCATGACCACACTCAATGCCGCTTTCGGTACAACATTGGCAGTATCAATGATCACCGTTAAAGGCACATTGGTATCGGCAACGAACCCGTCGTATCAATTCTCCATTCTGGTCAATAACTTGACCCCGGTGGGCAATGGCGGCGTGGCTGATGAAGCTACATCGAGTCTGTCATTTACTGTGAACACCGCAGTTACAGTCTCACCTACCGTTTCATTCTAAGGAGTAATGCATGGCAAGGTTAAAGATAACTAGGGCCTCAGGGGAAGTGGTTTTGCACATTTCGCCTGTTGTCGAAGTAGCCTTTGAAAAGTACACAGGAACCGGAATTCATAAGCAGTTCCGCGATCAAGAGCGACAATCGGACATCTACTGGTTAGCTCATAACTGTTTGCAGCGCGTGGAAGTCATCCCGCCATTTGGCGAGGAGTTTTTAAACACGCTGGTTTCAGTCGAGGTATTGGATGACGAGGACCCAAAAGGATAGACCGCAACAGCATGACTTATCTTGTGGCGAGCCTTGCGGTGGAGATGAAAATCGCTCCATCGCAGGTGCTTGAAATGGATGGTCACATGCTGAAGGCGGTGTTGCAGGTGTACAGCGACAGAGCAAAGGAGGCGAGGGTACGCAATGCCACTCGTAGAAATAAGAGGTAACACGGATCTCCTGATGGCCCTGCGCAAATTTACGCCTGATTTACACAAAGCATTAAAATCTGAATTGCGCAGAGCTTTGATGCCAGTGGTCAGTCAGGCTAAAGGATTTGTTACGGCAGAAGCCCCTATGAGTCATTGGGAAGGCCGCAGTTTTAGCGAAGCCAAATTCCCAACTTATAATGCAAGCATCATTAAAAGCGGCATTGTTTTACGCATCGGTGTCGATAAACCCAATCCCTATGGTTTTACTTCTGTGGCTCGAATCATTAACCAATCAAGAGTAGGCGCAATCTATGAAATGGCTGGCAGGAATGGACCGCAAGATTGGGTTGGACCGGGTGTGAATATGGCTTCAAATAAAGTTAGCCATTCAGTCAATAAAAATGCCGGAGCTCAATTCATTCAGAACTTGGGTCCATTAACATCTAGTCTGCAAGGCCGTGGCCGATTGATCTATAAAGCGTGGGCCGCCAATAAAGGCAGACCATTAGGTGCTGCAATGAAGGCAATTGACACAGCAACAACTTTATTTTACGCCCGCAACAGCAAGTCTAGATTTGAAAGGGCTGCATAATGGCATTTCCGGATATCAAGATTGGTTCTACCTTTGATGGCAAAGGATTTAAATTAGCGGAAACTGCAAGTGAAAAACTGGGCAGAAAAGTGTCTGGACTGGCAAAAACATTCATTGGATTTTACGGAGCCACCAAATTAGCAGCCTTTGGCAAGTCCTCGTTAAAAGCATTTTTAGCTGACGAAAAGGCCGCCGCTTCATTGGGTCAGACTTTAAAGAATACTGGAAACGCATTTGCCAACATAGATGTGGAACGATTTATTAAAAGCCTGCAAAGGCAAACTGGCGTTTTAGATGATGATTTAAGGCCAGCATTTCAAAGTCTCATTGTTGCCACGGGATCGGTGACAGCAGCTCAAAAAGGTTTAAACACCGCATTAGATGTTGCTGTGGGCACAGGTTCGGATGTCAAGAGCGTGACCAAGGCAATCGCCAAGGCTTATGCAGGCAACACGGCTTCCCTAGCAAAGATGGTTCCGGGCATTAATAAAGCGGTGTTGGCTTCCAAGGATTTGAACGCAATCAATGAAGAGTTAGCCAGATTATTTGGCGGCCAAGCTGCAACTGCTGCTGGTACTTATGCGGGGCAAATGAAAATACTGGCCGCCTCAGCCGCAGATGCTCAAGAAACTATTGGCGGCGGTTTGATGCGCGCCATTGCCGAATTAGGCGGCGGCGGTGGAATGGGCAAGGCTTCTCAAGGCATAACAGATTTTGCAGGAGTTGCCGCAATTGAATTGCAGGGGTTGGCAATTGGCATCAATAAAATATTTAAGAGCATCAGCGAAAATCCTATATTCAAGTTAATAGATAAAAAACTGGGATTGGCAAAAGCCATTGCTCAAGATGTCGCAATATCCCGACAGATGAATATAGCAGCCCCGCCAGTTCTAGAATACGGTGCAAAGCGTGAGGGTAAGATTGCTAAAGATAAAGCAATAGCAGATAAAAAAGCCTTAGATCTAGCCAGAAAAAGTAATGCATTAACAAAGAAAGGCGCGGCAGATGCGCTAGCGTTAAAAAAGCAAGGCAGTACATTTGACCTTGCCCAGATACAAATACAGGCTGCATTAAAATACGGCATAGATGAGGAAACCCGATTGCGATTGCTATTGCAGAAAGCATTATTAGAGGAGGATTCCAAAGAGGCCGCAAGATTAAACGGTTTGCTTAAAGAGAATGAAGCCAAAACAAAAGAGCTAGCGAATCTGCTGGCCACCTTGCCAAAGGCTGATGATCCGTTTGCCGATTGGCCCGGCATCATTGCGAACATAAATCGTTTGATGAAAGACTTAAAAATACCGGGTGGGGCAACCGCCGCATTAGCCACGCAGGGTTTGACCATCAATGCTGCGGGTACAGGCGTGGTTGATACGGGCGCAGCAGCGGCAGCGGCAGCGGCCAAATCAGCCGCAGATGCAAAAAAGATTGCAGAGGATATTGCCAAAATTTGGGCCGATGCTAACGCAGCCGCTGAAATTGAAAGATTAAGATTGGCGGCAGCTACAGATGCACAAGCCGCCCAAGCTGAAACTGATGCTGCAAATGCGGCAGCCTTTGAAGCTGAAAAAGCAGCAGCCGAAGCGCAAGCAGCTTTGGCAGCATTCGAAGCTGCACAAGCCGCTATTGATGCAGCTGCTCAAGCAATCTTTGATGCTTCATTCTTTGGTGCGCCAAATATGGCCACTGGTGGCGAACGCGGGTACGCCCAAGGCGGCGGCGATAACTTCTATGTGACAGTCAATGCCGGCGTAGTAGGCAGCGAGCAAGTGATCGCAAATGAAGTGCAGAAAGTACTGCAAAATCTAAACCGATTTGGCAGCAGCACAAATTATGCAGGGTCAATAGATCAATGACCGCCCCAACCGTACAGGCCTTCATTAATTTTTCAACAGGCCCATCATTTGCGCAAGCCATGATTTTAGATACAGGCATACTTGACACCAACATCCTTGCCGATGCAGCGGCAGTCATTGTGGATGTATCGGATCAAATCAATGCAATCTCAATCCAGCGCGGGCGCAATGCGCAAGCTGACCAATTCCAAGCAGGCACACTCTCGTTGCGCATCCTTGACCAAAATGGCGATTTTAACCCGCAGAATGTCAGCGGCCCTTATTACAATCTGCTGCAACCAATGGTTAAAGTGTCAATTGTTGCAACTAGCCTCAGCGTTACTTACCCGTTATTTTCAGGATTTGTCACAAATTACCTGACTACTCAGCCAAACAATTCTGTTGATACTTTGAACTACACAACTATCCAAGCCGTTGATGCGATGCGCCTAGTCCAGATGGCGCAGATAACTACCGTTGCAGGTAGCAATGCAGGCGATTTGACCTCAACCCGCGTTAGCCAAATCCTTGACCAAATCTCATGGCCTGCCACAATGCGGTCAATTGAAACTGGATTGAGTACAGTGCAGGCCAATCCCAACACTGCAACCACCGCGCTATCAGCTGCGCAAAAGTGCGAGCTAGTAGAATTTGGCGCGTTCTATGTAGATGCCAGCGGCTCATTTGTATTTAAAAACCGCACCACAACATCAACATCCGTATCGGGTACGCCAAAGGTGTTTAACGATAACGGCTCAAACCTGCATTATTTTAATGCGGATTGGGTGCTCAATGATGTGCTGGTGTACAACCAAGCGAGTGTGACCCGTACAGGCGGCACTGCGCAGGTAGTAGTTAATGCAGCTAGTGTCACCAAGTATTTTGCGCACTCCTACAATCAAACCGCAACCATGTTTTCTAGCGATGCCGATGCTTTGCAGTATGCGCAGGCATACATTGCCAGTCGCGCAGAAACCTCAATTAGATGCGATGCGCTAATTCTTGACCTGTACTACCCAGATGCCGCAATGGTGCTGGCAGCTTTGGAGTTAGATTTCTTTGATCCGGTAACGGTCAGCACTACCCAACCGGGCGGGTCAATCCTCACCAAAACCCTGCAAGTCTTTGGCGTTAATTACCAGATTAGCCCGAATTCTTGGCGGCAAGTCCTAACGACACTCGAACCCATTTTGGATTCGTTTATACTAAACTCAACCCTGTACGGGATACTTGATACATCCGTACTCAGTTATTAAGGAGTAAAAAATGGCAGCAGGTTTAGGGTTCAAGACCTTTACCACAGGTGAAGTATTAACAGCAGCCGACACAAACGGTTACTTAATGCAAGGCGTACTGGTGTTCGCATCATCAGCTGCGCGGGCATCTGCCATTACATCACCGCAGGAAGGCCAATACTCGTATCTTAAAGACACCGATGCACTTGAGTATTACTCAGGCAGTGCATGGGTTGGCGCACCAGTCGGCGATATCACCGCAGTCAATACCAATGCGGGATCAGGATTATCAGGTGGCGCAGCTAGTGGAGCAGTTACCCTTTCGCTTTCATCAAGCTACACAGCTAAGACTGCGGCCTATACATTTGTTGCAGGCGATGAATACAACTTATTTTCGATGAACGCTGCAACATCCGTGCAATTTAATATCCCAACAGATGCCACATACAATTTTACAATCGGCACAGAGTTTAATGTGTTTTGGATAACTGGTGTGGGTCAGCCAACTATCGGCGCAGTTACCCCGGGAACAACAACCGTAATTTCAACAGGCGCAACTAGCGCGACTCCAAAACTACGCGTTGCCAACAGCGGCGCAACCTGTAAAAAACTAGCCGCAAACTCTTGGATCGTGTTCGGAGATTTAGCGTAATGAAAATTGGAATTATGGCTAGTCAAATTTCGGGTCACTTGGTAGTTTCGCCTACTTCGGTGGATTATCTTGTTATTGCTGGTGGTGGCGGCGGTGGTGGTAAACGCGGCGGCGGTGGCGGCGCAGGTGGATACCGAACTAGTTCGCTTGCCGTTTCATCTGGAACGCCGTACACCGTAACAATCGGCGCGGGGGGTGCAGGTAATGGAACCGATAGCGTTCCCGCTTCTAGCGGCAGTGATTCCGTATTTTCTAGCATCACTTCATCTGGCGGCGGCGGCGGTGGAACTAACACAGGCCCGGGCGCGGCTTGCCAAGGCGCGACAGGTGGTTCTGGCGGCGGCGCAGGTGGTCAAGGCTCAGGTTCATTTGCAAGCGGTGCGGCAGGTAATACGCCTTCAACTTCTCCAGCGCAAGGCACGGGCGGCGGCGGTAACACTACTTCTCCCACCGATGTCGGCGGCGGCGGCGGTGGTGGTACGGTAGGAACCTCATCACACACAGGCGGCACAGGCGGCACTTCTTCAATAAATGGAAGTTCAACAGAGCGCGCTGGTGGCGGCGGTGGTGGCGGTACTTCCGCGCCTGCTGGTACGGCGACAGGCGGCGGCGGCGCAGGTTCATCATCTGGAAATGGTAGCAACGGAACAGTAAACACAGGCGGCGGCGGCGGCGGCGGTTCAGTAAACACAGGTGGAACTGGTGGTTCAGGAATTGTTATTATCGCTTACCCAGACACTTACTCAGCGGCAACACTTACCAACTTAACTTACACAGAGCCAACCCGAAGCGGTTATAGAGTTTATCAAATCACCGCTTCCGCTAGTGGAACGATAACCTTCTAATGGCACACTTCGCAAAACTTGATGAGAACAATATTGTAACGGGCGTTTACGTCGTAGGCGATGAGTATGAAGCAACTTACGCCGAATGGCGAAAAGAATTTGGCGAAGTGTATGTCCAGACTTCATACAATAACCGCATACGATTTAATTATGCTGGCATTGGTTATTCTTACGATGAAGGCAGAGATGCGTTTATTGCGCCAGAGCCAGAAGGCAATCTTGGATTAGATGAAGCTACTTGCCAATGGATAGTGCCACAGGTAGAGCCACTTGATAACTAGCCAAAACGGGTGGCCAGCATCTAAAGACCCGCATGAGATTGGCGTGAGGCAATACGCCATCGCCGATTCGGGCGTTAAATTACGATGCGCGGAAAAGGTTGCCCCGCTACTTGTCGCCGTTGCATCGCAATTCCATGAGCACATTGAAGCAATAGATGATGGCAATGATGATTGGGGTTACTGTTACCGCGAGATTCGTGGGAGTCAGACAGTGCTTAGCAATCATTCAAGTGGTACGGCCATTGATCTAAACGCTACAAAACACCCACTGGGATCAGCTGGCACATTCTCAACAGTGCAGGTTGCGTTGATTCAAGCGTTATGCAAAAAGTATGGCATCCGATGGGGTGGCGATTACAAAGGCAGAAAAGATGAGATGCATTTCGAGATTTCACTTGATGAAGCGAAAGTCGCTGCATTGATTGGAAAATTGGGCCTATCAACTAAGAAGGAGAAAACCAATGCACAAATCAATTGAGGCATTAAAAAAGCCTGTGATGTCTTGGCTGCGAGCTTCGCTGGCATCACTTTTAGCTCTTTACATGTCTGGGGTAACCGATCCAAAGATTTTAGCCAATGCGGCCATTGCCGGGTTTATTGGGCCAGTGTTAAAGGCCTTAGATGTACCCGCAATTGCTGGAAAGGTAAAAAAGTAAAATGACCATAACCTCATGGGCGGGCTTGATTGTGGCTGTAACGGCCATTGTGGGCTCGTTCGTGGGGTGTGTGGGCTGGTTGGTCAAGCACTACCTAAGTGAGCTCAAACCCGATCAAAACGGCGGCCACAATCTTGAAGGCAGAATCGCTCGCCTAGAGCTGCGGATTGACTCAATCTACGCGCATTTAATCTCCCACGACACACCGCGTAGCGATTGACAGGCAAAAGGGATAATGCGCTATTATCGCGTAATGCACCAAAAGGTGCATGCGGATAATAAGGGGCCTGTATGATAAAAGTAACTGCAACAGACTTTGAAAATTTGACTACAAATAGCATGGCGTGGGGTTCAATTTGGTTTAATCAAGCGGATCGATTTGAACCCACTGAGGACAAGGAAATCGCACATTTAATGTGGGGTTGGCAATATGCGCACTGGACTGATACTTATATGGGTGCGATGTTCTGCCGATCATATTTAGATTATATTGGAGTCAATTGCATTATATTCTTTGATACCGCCACCCAAGATTATTTAATACTCACGGATTACGCCGGATCCTTTGCGAGCGTGAGCTAATGCGAGCATTTAAAGGCTTACTAACTACCGAGGATGCAGCATGGGTGCTAGGGGTAGCAGGATCAACGGTGCGCAAGTTAGTGCGCGAAGGCAAATTGCCACACAAGACTACATT